ATCGCTAGAAAAAATACTAGGTAAAGTGTCATCAGTATCAACCAGAACACAACTAGCATACTGTTTGAGAGGCGTTCTAACACCTGCCATAACCGGAGTAGGAATATTGATTTTGAATTGTGAAATTGCGTCATAATATTTTTTAACATAAGTCATTCTCTTTTCTTTTGGATAGTTCATAAAGACAGATGCGGCAATCATCATATACATAAATTGTGGTGTTTCAAATATCTCGCCATTACTTCTGTCTTGTACTAGATACTTGTCAATTACTTGTCTTAAACCAGCGTATGTGAAAGTATAATCTCTCTCGTGGTTTAACCAATTTTCCATTCTATCAAAATCTTTCTTTTGATATTTTTCTATTAGTTCACCATCATATAAATTTTTATCAACAGCTTTCTTTACATGGTCGTACATATGTGGGTGATCCCAAAGTCTTCCAATAACTTGTTTTCTTAAGCTGTAAAGTAGTAGTCTTGCCGCAACATATTGATAGTTTGGATTATCTAAATCAATTAAGTCTGCTGCTGATTTAATAAGGATTGCTTGAATATCATTTGTAGTTATGCCATCATAAAATTGTAGACCACTTGACATCTCAACCTGAGATGATGAAACACCAGAGATGCCTTCAACTGCATACTCTACCATCTCGTGGATTTTTTCAATGTTCAATGGCTCTTTGCCTCGTTCACCTCTTTTAAGTACATTTATATTCTCGGCCATTGGTCTCCTATATCTTTTTATATTCGTTAAGTTTTGTTAATGCGGATAGTTTTGAAAATGTGTTATTATGTATAATATCAGATAACTCAGTCTTTGTCAACCCTGCCATTATCATATCGTTAATGTCTTTATGTCGCATATCTTCTGGCCACACTACTAGGTTGTAATCTTTCTCTACTACATCATACATACGCTTTATGATTTCTTTATTTCTTGGCTCGTTGTCAAATATATAAGTCACTTCATCATTACTAATTTTATTTTTTAATACTAAATCTGCGCCAGCAGCAGCCAGACAATTATCAACAAATAAACTATCAATCGGACCTTCAACGATATAAACCTGTCGCTGAAAATTGACTCTTTCCAAGCCGTAAACCTTTTGTTTGTTTTCATCTAATTTTACCGTTAGATACTTTGGTTGTTCATTTCCAAAAGCACGACCTTGAAAAGCAAATACTTTTCCAGTCGTATCATAAAAAGGTATAATTAATCTAGGATGGTCTTGTTTAGTATTATAAGTTTTAGGTTTAACTTTATTTACTAACTCACCAAACTTATCACAGAAATATAACTTATCAAAAAATTCAACAGGTATCTTTCTATTGACACAATATTTCTTTGCTGGGTGTTCATCATCTAGTTTCGTAATACTTTTCAAATCAGTTATAATATTAGTTTCTTCAAACACAGGTTTGAAGTCAAACATAGTTGGCTTCGGTGTCGCTGGAGCCGACTTCTTATATCTTTCTAAAAGATATTCAGAATACATTTTTGGGTCCACATACTTTATAAAGTTTGCCAGATTTTGACCCATGCCACAATTATGACATTTGAAGAACATATCATTTTTTACTCTATAAAGATACGCTCTACTTTTTAATTTTGATTTCTTCGAATCACCACAATGTGGACAACGAAAATTGAATAGGTAGTCATTCTTTTGTTTGAACTGACTTAGCCTAGATTTTAGATTGGATATAAATTTTAGATCAATATAACTGGACATAACACAAATACTAATATACCATACTTATGTATAAAAGTCAATGTTAATTTGCGGCCATCATATGCATTATAGGCATAAAGTTCTTTGATAAAACCCACCCTAATACAATCGCTCCACCTATGATAATCCACCTGTATTTTTCTAAAACACCAACTCTAGCGCCTATATCGTTCTTTAATGACTTGATTTCAATGAGTAATCTCTTTTCACTTAATGATACATCATTCTTTAATTCTCTATAAACATCAGATATTTCTTCTGCTCTATCTTTTAGTTTATCAAATATAACTTCGTCTATTTTTTCTTGCCTTTGGATTTTTTCTTCATGTACAGCTAACATACTTTTGATAGATGAAGATACATCTGTCAACTTATCAATGGCAGTATCTATTCTACCATTAATTGTATTAACATTTTCTATATCTCTTTTAAGAGATTCTACATCTACTTTTAAATCTAGTGTATCTTTTTCTGCCATAGTTTTGTTCCTGTTTTGTTCATAATATAATCTACCATAAAGGCGTTTAAAATAGTCGTAAGTCCCATTGGGAATTGTGCGTTGAAAGCACCATTGTATAAATTGACTACACTATTATTTATTTTTTTGAGAAATTGTATTTGACTAGGCTACCCAACCATATCGTCTTAGAGTATTTAGTCTTTGTTGTTTCCACAACCTTATAAATGTCCTCTTTCGTCTTCGTAATTTTTGTTTCTTAATCCTGATCCAATGTAAATTGAGTAAATATAACTTTCTTTGTTTATCATTTCTTATTATCCTTTTTGCTATTAACTTTAACTTCTTCTTTTGAAGTAGTGTCATAACCCTCCGTTGTATAGATTGATACTTTGTTTGATTTACCTTTCACTTGAACATCATCTAACTTTCTAAACTTAAATAATTTTGAAACCTCACTATAAGTATCTTCCCCAACTATCAATGTTGCGTCATAGTTTTTAGAAACACCTTCCAATCTACTTGCTAAATTAACAGCATCACCTAGCACTGAATAATCAAATCTCTGTTGTGATCCCATATTCCCTACTACGGCCTTTCCTGTGTTGATACCTATACCAATATTTATTTTAATACCTTTCCCAAAAGCATTACTTTCATTTAACATTTTTAGTTTTTGTATCATTTCATGCGCTGATTTTATGGCTGCTTCACGGTGTTTAGGTGTGTCAATTGGCGCATTCCAAAATGCCATTATGCAGTCACCCATATACTTGTCAATCGTTCCATTGTTCTTCATTATTATATCTGTCATTGGAGTTAAAAACTTGTTGATAACCACAGTCAATCCTTGTGGATTTTTTTGATACTTTTCTGATATAGGAGTGAAACCTCTTATGTCACAAAATAGAAAAGTTAACTCTTTTGTTTCTCCACCTAATTTTAGTAAGTCAGGATTTTGTTGTAGCTTCTTAACCATCTTTGGCTCTAGGTAATGTTCAAATTGTTTTTTAATTTGTAGTTTTAATCTATTCTCTCTAGCAAAGTTATTATATATTAAATGTGTCCATACAATAGTTATTATAATAGCAATAGATGACCAATCTGTAATTATCATTTTACTATGCCATAGATAACCAGCAGACAAAGCCATATCAATATATGCACCAAATAATAATATCGCTGACCATAACAATCCTACTCTAGGTATAATATACACAAATAAAATTAAACATATTATTAATCCTATCCATTCTAACTTAGGCAACCAATCAGGTCTTGTTATAAACTTACCTGATAGTAAAGTTTCAGTTGACAACGCCATAATTTCGTGTGTATTTTTTAAACCATTAGGAGTTAATACAAATGTTGAACCTGTAAATGTAGCACCTATGAATACTATTTTACCTTTTACTGATGACCAATCTAAATCAGCATGATCTATTCTAGGTATTTGATGTCTAAAATCAATCCATATATCATCTTGTTTAGGTAATGGAAACTTTATGACCTTCATTATAACAGATGGTACGGATTTGTCAAGTGGTAATTTTCTTATAGTACCATCAACATCAATAGGTACATCTACATTACCTACGCCTAATACTTTTCTCTTAATACTTTGTAGATTTTTTGCGTTATCAGTTTCTGTTAAGATAACAGGATACTTTGAAATCATTTTCAAAAACATCTCATCACCACCTAGTCTATCTTTATGTACAAAAACTACATTTAAGAAAACTAAAGCAGCACCATTTTGATATGCTTTGATTATACTACGACCTAGTTGATCTCTCTTCCATGGCCATTGACCTTTTAATGTTAATGCTGTATCTGATATGTCTATTAATACTAAACTTTTTGATAGATAGTTAGTACCAAACTTTTGGTATAAATCAAATGTTTTTAATTGTAGGGTCTGTAAAGGTACAGGATTATATATCTTAATTGCTAATAATATAACCACACTTACCACTACTGCCCAAGTGGAAGTTATCTTGCTCATAAGACTATTTAGTCTGTTTGTATGATAGTGATATTACTTTGATCGGCACTATTACCTACATCAAGGTGTTGTGCCTCAGAATCTTGTAATATTTGTATGTCTGCTTCTTTTGATGTTTCAGTTTGTACATATGCTGTATGATTATCATTGGTTCTATTTAAGATAGTAAAATCACCACTTTCACTTGCTGTAGCGTCATGTTCATTGTTTAATGTT